ACGACCAGATGCATCTTCGTTACCAGACATCGTTCGAACCTCCAAGTGCTCTACGAGTTTCTTCTTTTCACCGTAGAGTGATACACCCGGGATTGTTTTGAAACCTGCGTATGTCGAGTGGTAGGTCCCGTCCCCACAGAAAAACCCGTGAGTATACGGATAACTGAAATCTTCTGCATCTTCGAATTCAACTGGATTTGGGGGAGTCCACTTGATGAGGCGGTCACCTGGAACAAGATTCGTGGTTGGCTTGATTTCCGTCTTGTTTCCATACCCGACTTGAAGATGAAACTTGTGATATTCGGTACACTCGAGGAAAGTGCCGTCACTGAAATTGACACGGACCAAACGACTCTTGTCGCTCGTTCTTGAGATGGCGACGGCGGACCACTCTTCACCGTTCCATACATCCACTACTTGCCCGACAAGATCTGATATTTTTTGGTATCCATTCTTCGTGAGAATCATCGTCTCAGGTGCGACGCACAAGTTGCTCGACTTGATGGTTCCTATGTTCTTCTGGTTGCTCTTCTCGTTGACTGAATCCTTGTAGCCCATATAGGGTGTGCCCGTCTCAATCTGGCTTCTCAGAATGGAGTCCCACACGGTCCGCGCCTTGACGCACTTTCTGAACCGCCCCTGTACCACGTACATTCTGTACAACTCGTTAAACTCTTCACCGTACACGTCCGGGAGTCCAGGGCACTCGTTCGGGCACATGAGGTGCCAATCCTCGTCCCTCTCCACCTTTTGCATGAAGAGGTTAGGAATCCAGAGCGCCGTGAACAGGTCACGACACCGAGCCTCTTCGTCACCCTGGTTGAGGCGCAAGTCGAGAAACTCCATGACGTCGGCGTGCCACGGCTCGAGGTAAAATGCAAACGACCCCTTGCGCTTCCCACCCCCTTGGTTGATATAGCGGGCAGTATTGTTGAATACGCGGAGCATCGGAACGATTCCATCCGACTTGCCGTTCGTCCCCTTGATGATTGAGCCGTTCGCCCGGATGTTGCTGCAATGGACTCCGATACCCCCTGACCACTTTGATATGTGTGCACACTCCTTGAGCGTCTCGAAAATTCCCTCGACCGAATCAGACTTCATTGCGACGAGAAAGCACGAACTCAACTGCGGGTGATTCGTCCCGGCATTGAAGAGCGTCGGCGTCGCGTGGGTGAAAAACTTTTGACTCATCAGGTCGTACGTCTCCTTGACGCGCTGCGAGTCGGGACCGTGAACACCGAGAGCGACACGCATGAACATGTACTGCGGCGTCTCACCTGTGAACAGGTAGCCCTTCTGAAGCGTCTTGAGTCCGAAAAATCCAAGGAGGTAATCACGCTCGTGGTCAATCCATGAATCCATTTCGAGTGACAAATTCTTCATAAACTCGTCACTCACGCACCCGGAGATGTGCAGGCCCAATGCACAGTCTGAAAAGCACTTGGGGCTGGTCTTGTGCATGTTGCTCGCAGTGAGTCGAGATGCGAGCGTCTCGTACTCTGGATTCTCAGACATGAGGTCTATGGCGACGTCTGCACTCAGAGAGTCGATTTCGCTCGTCTTGATGCCGTCATACATGTTTGAAAAAACCTTCTGAGCTACACGGTCGGGTTGGACATTGAGCCCCGTGCACAATTGGCGGATGCGAATAGTCACCTTGTCGAAAAGCATCTCAGCCTCTTGGCCATTCCTCTTGACGACTCTCATCTAGTCTGAGAGCCTCTTATTTTTTTATCAGGTGAGAGTAGATGGCGACCAAATATATACCGAGTCCCTTGACTGACGCCTTCTTTTCTCAATTTAATCGCGAGTCTATTCATCGCACGATCCAGAATGACATCAAGGGGAAGACTGGGTACGCCATAGACCGCCAGAATGACGCAGACCTTCAGGCTCTCATGAAGCGCGTCTACGTCAACATGGCCGCCGACCCCAACTCTGACGTCAAGGGTCAGCTCGACCGCATGAACGCAGCGGTGGTCCGTGAGGCGTCCGCCACCATCATGACGGGCGTGCTTCAGCACATGGTCTACCTGCGAGACATTTCCAGCAACCCCGTGCCCCTCGCCCCTCCCCAGAACACGAGCACGTACGGGAACAAGCTCCCCTACAACTTTAAGATTGGCTCATAGAAGAGATGCGTCCCCTCGATGATATCCTCATTGGTTTTTTCATATTCTTCGCGATCGATCGCGCAGTGCGTCTCTTTAGCAATACAGTGGTGGCTGGCAATCTCAGGGCCAAGGGGGCTTCAAAGAACACCATTGAGAATTCCAAGCTGGCGGCCGAGGGTGTTATTCTCACGATTGGCGTCTTGGGTGTCTGGCGCTGGAGGCACTCGATTTCACGCTTAAACAGGTCATGACCTTTCACTATAAGATGATGAACCAGTATCGCGACGAGACGATGGAGATGTGCAAGTACAAGGGGTGGGACAAGGCGCCGGTCAGTACAGTCTGGCTCCTCTTCACGGAGGAGGTGGGCGAGCTCGCGTCAGCCATCAGGCAGTATCAGCGAGCCTATCGCAAGACGGGACTCAAGAAGGACAAGGGGACGGACGTGACGACTGAAATGGGTGACGTGTTTAGTTATCTATTCCAACTCGCATCAATGCTAAATGTAGACCTTGACGAGATGTGGTCTGTGCACAAGGAGAAGGTCCAGCACAAAGTTTACAAAAATAATATAAGCCTGTACTAAGAATGGCCACGGCCTGGATGATAAATGATGATATGAAAATCAACAACATCAACCCGTATGTCGCGTCGGGCACGTATGGAATTCCCACGGATGGTTCCAAGTGGCTCAGTGACGGTACATACTCGATTGAGATTGACGAGCGCGACACGGTCTACACCGACCCCAACCCTGCTCGTGACGACTTTAATCCGTTGGCCCTCATGCGTTCCGGACCCATGTACCTTAAAGAGGTTGCCGGAAAGCCTTCAGCTCCTTGGGGTGGTTTCCCTGCTCGCAAGTACGAGTACGACAACGGGTCGGTGACGTGGGTGCGTCCTGACATTGCCATGGGGCGCCCGGAATGGTCCTCTGCGCCTCGTGCCAAGATGTGGGACTTGTGGGTCGTTGTTCTCCTTCTGATTCTTGCGGTGATTGTGTATGCCCGCATGCGCCGTCAGAATTGAACAACCTTTGGCGCCACGCACTTGACGAGTTTTTTAGATAAATTTTCCTTTTCAATTTTGGACCGTGTGTCCAGCCCGGGGCAATAATGCACCTCGAGCTGAATGCACCTCGTACAAAAATTACCCGTACAACTCCTGCACGTGAGAAACTTGGGCTTGTGCGGGCACTTCCACCCCGCAGAGCTTGGAGCCGTCTTCTCCATCTTCTACTACTTCACATTTTGGTTGACGGGTCTCATCCCATTCAACCTCACACAACCCATTTTCCCGAGCGTTGATGACCCCTGCCCAAAATTTCTGCATCGTCGCCAAGTGTGTATCGAACCACGCACAGTCCCTCTTGACGACAGTCACCATGAAAATCTCAGGAACGGGAACCTCAACTTGCTCAGGGGGCGCCCCGCTCTCCGTGACTGGTCCAAAGGGTACGACGCTCTTCACCCCCTCGGGTCTGTACTGAATAAAGTCACACTCTTCGAAATCAAGAATTTCAAGAAGCAACTGAATCTGAGGCATGTAGTGCTTTGGAACCTTGTCCTCAATCTTGCGCGTCAAGGGGCACTTGATTTCTATGAGTCGCCCATCCTCAGTGATGCCGTCGGCAGACCCGCCAAGGAACGGATACTTGGGATGTTGAACAAGTCCTATTTCATGAGATTTTCGCGAGTAACGAGCGTCGTACAAGTCGCGCGCCACGGGCTCGAGAAGCGTCCCGTGTGCAGTTGCGGCGTTTCCGGCCCAGGCAGTCTTGAGAACCTTCTTTCGCAAGAGGTCCGCGGGTCGCTCATATCGGTTGTGACCAAGGGCGCTCGCCACGTCACTTGCCGTGAGCATATTCTCACGAAGACTCAGCCATTCTTGGCTTCTCTGGTCGGCGTATTTTCTCGACAAGAGTTCCGCCACCTTGCTGTCCATTCTTTCTAAAACGGGAATCAGTCTTAAGTAAGAGTTGTGCAGCATTCTGCTCAGCCTGTTTTTTCGTACTCGCGTACCCACAACCTAATTCATGCCCGTCCACGATGACAGTCACCATGAACGTTCCATTCACGTGTCCGTCGACGCGATATTCAGGAAGGGCTATCTTCTCCGCCTGGCACCACCTCATGAGCTGGTCCTTGTAATTGTCGTCTATCAGGTCCGTCTCAACCTTTTCAAAAGATTCTAAAATGAAACGCTTGGCATGAACCATACCAAGGTCGAGATATATCGCGCCTACAAACGCCTCAAAGACGTCTTCGAGAATTTTAGGATTTGTGTTCCAGCCATTTCGCATACCCTTTTCATCCATGATGATCCATTTGTCAAACCCGAGCTCACCGGCGATTTCAGCCAGTGTCGTCCCGCGAACCATCTTGGTCCGAACCTTTGTTAGAAACCCCTCTTGCTCTTTTTCATATTTATCAAATAGAAACTTTGTCACAACAAAACCGAGAACAGAGTCACCCATAAATTCGAGCGTTTCGTACGAGTCCTTGAGGCCATCGTAACGTTTGAGCGCGGATTTATGTGTAAATGCACGAGTGTACAAATCAGTATTTTTTACTTTTGTTCCCACCAGAGCGTCCAAGACGCTCCGTGGTGGACCCTCCATTGAGTTATATTACACGGCTATTTTTAAGCTGCAGACTTCTTCACCTTGGGGCGCGTAGGCTTCTCCTCGGCGGCGGGCGCGGCGGGGGCGGCAGCAGCGGGCTTCTTCTCCACCTTGACGTAGTGCTGGTTCAGATACTTCTGGATGTTCAGGAACGTCACCTGAGTTCCCTCGGGAACAGTCAGGAGAGCCTTCATGGGCTCGTCCAGCGAAATGTTCTGACCAGCCTTCAGGTTCTTCTCGGTGACGTAGGCATTCACCGCCTTGGTCACCTGAGACCGAGAAATCATCTCGGTGA